AATGAAGGTGTGGGGATTTTCTGATGATTTAGAATTAATTATTAAAAAAATGAGAGTTAGTTCAGAACGTGAGGATATTGTTGCAGTATCCAAATTATTTGAGTTAAGGATGGAATCGTTGTGGAAGGGTTATGAGTCGTGTTTTGAAAAACCTGATACTATTAAATTTAAAGGTCATCAAGTAAATGATTTTTTCCCCAGTAAGGATGGTGGTGATGATACTGTATTGTGATGATTGTATTGATAGAATGAAACAGATGATAGAAGATGGTGTGCAAGTTGATTCAATTGTTACGGATCCTCCATATGAGTTAGGATTTATGGGGAAACAATGGGATGATACTGGTATAGCATTTTCTAAAGAAACATGGGAATTGGCACTAAAGTTATTGAAACCGGGTGGTCATTTACTTGCATTTTCTGGTTCTAGAACCTATCATAGAATGGCAGTTGCTATTGAGGACGCTGGGTTTGAGATACGAGATCAGATTATGTGGTTATATGGTTCTGGATTTCCAAAGAGTTTGAATATCGGAAAACAGATTGATAAGAAACTTGGTAATGAAAGAGATGTTGTCGGTAAAGGGAAACCTATGAGTTCACTCGGAGTTATGCATGATGATGATTGGAAAAGTGATGATTCATATAAAGAAACCATGGGTAATTCAGAATATGAGGGGTGGGGAACCGCACTCAAACCAGCACACGAACCTGTTGTTATGGCTAGGAAACCATTATCAGAAAAGACTATTGTCGCAAATGTTCTGAAGCATGGAACTGGTGGTATTAATATTGATGGTTGTAGAGTGGGATTATCCGAGGGTGATGATTCAAGATTAGGTGGTAAAGGAACTTGGAAAACCGACAAGATGGCAAAAGATGTTTATGTTGGTGGATATGCTGGAGAAAAAACAGGATCAAGTGAGTTAGGTAGATTCCCATCAAATGTAATGCATGATGGTTCTGATGTTGTGAAAGAGGTATTTCCAAAACGGAAAACAACTAATCGTAAATCTCGACCCGATGATAATGTATTTACTAATGAAAACTCAGGTATGAAACAGGAAGTAAATCATTATGCTGATGCAGACCCAAGAGGTAGATTTCCGTCAAATGTAATGCATGATGGTTCTGATGCGGTGAAAGGGGTATTTCCAGATACTAAAGCTGGTAAATACAAAGGTGAAGGTTCAAAATCTGGTGGTATTTGGGATAAATCAACTGGTACCCCAGCCGGTAGAGAATATGGTGATGAGGGTTCTGCCTCACGATATTTCTATTCGCCAAAGGTGTCTAAGAAAGAGAGAAATCAGGGTTGTGATGGAATGCCTATCAAAAAGACATCAAGTATGTCTGGTAGACGAGATCCACATGAAATGGATAAATCAAAGATAGATAATGATGTTACTGGAAGATTTGTAACAGAACGAAAGAATGTACATCCAACGGTTAAACCTGTAGAGTTAATGAAATACTTATGTAGAATGGTTACACCGAAAGACGGTACTGTTTTAGACCCATTTATGGGTTCTGGTTCTACTGGTATGGCTGCTAAATATGAAGGATTTGATTTTATTGGTATTGAGAGAGAGAAAGAGTATTTTGAGATTGCAACATTAAGAATAGATTCGGTTGAACCTGTGACTGATTTGGATAGTTTTTTATAAAGGGAGAAATAAATGGAAATAGTAGTATATTCACAGGGGTCTTGTCCTTTTTGTGTGAATTTGAAAGATTGGTTTAATACCAATGGTGTTGATTTTGTTGAAAAAGACATTCAATCAAAAAAGGAATATTGGGAAGAGTTTAATAAACTGAATCAAAGAACTGTTCCACAAGTTGTTATTGACGGTGAGTATTTTGGCAATTTAGATGCAGTTATGAAAAATAAAGAGAAATTTTTATTTAATACTCCGGTTAGTATGCATACACCATCTGAAACATATAAACCATTTCGATATCCATGGGCTGTTGAATTAACAAAAAGACATGAACAGGCACATTGGATTGAAGATGAGATTGATTTATCAGATGATGTTGCAGATTGGAAGAATGGTAAATTAACAGATTCTGAAAGGGATTATATTACTCAAGTGTTAAGATTATTTACACAATCTGATGTTGCAGTAGGACAGAATTATTATGATTTTTTTATTCCTAAATTAAAGAATAACGAGATACGTAACATGCTCGGTTCATTTGCTGCTAGAGAGGGAGTACATCAAAGAGCATATGCTTTGTTGAATGATACATTGGGGTTGCCTGAATCCGAATTTCAGTCATTTTTAGAATATAAAGAAATGTATAATAAAGTAGAATTTATGCGAGATAACGATAATTCAAATTATTCTAATTTATCATTTGCTATTGCTAAATCTGTATTTTCTGAAGGTATTTCTTTATTTGCTTCATTTGTAATGTTATTAAATTTTCAAAGATTTGGTAAAATGAAAGGAATGTGTAAAGTTGTAGAATGGTCTATTCGTGATGAAAGTATGCATGTTGATGGTATGACTCAAATTTTTAAGAAGTTTTGTGAAGAACATCCAAGAATAGTTACTGATGATTTTAAGAAAGATATATATAGTATGTTACGTAAAGTTGTTAAGTTAGAAGATAAATTTATAGATCTTGCATATGGAGATTCTATTATAGAAGATTTAGATAAAGATGATGTTAAACAATATATCAGATATATTGCTGATAGAAGATTATTACAATTAGGATTCAAACCTAATTATAGAGTTAAAGAGAATCCGTTACCGTGGTTAGATTGGGTATTAAATGCACCCGATCATACTAACTTTTTTGAGAATCGTGTTACAGAATATGAAGTTGGTGGTTTAAAGGGAGATTGGTCGGATGTATATTAGGGGAAATTTATGAGTACTATAACAAAGATTCTATCGGAATCGACATTAAATCGTATTCGGACGGCGTGGATGGATCATGATACTGGTACTATTACAGCATTTAGAGATACAGCTGAATGTGGTGATGGTGTTAAGTATACTAAGAAACAGAATACTGGTAAGAATAGTATTTTACGTTCTAAGTTATTAAAACGTGGATATGGTATTACTAAAATAAAGGGTTCTTGGATTGAGAATGGTGGTAAAGAGGTATCAGAGGCATCATATTATGTTGTTGATCTTAAGGATTCTGGTAAGTTATTAAAAGATCTTATTGAACTTGGAAAGGATTTTGAACAGGATGCAATAACGTATGCAGAAAAGGAGTCTGATTATTACGCGGTATCTACTAATATGTGTGAAAACAGTTGGCCAGGATTTGGTAGGGTTGGAGTTAAAGAAAAGTTGGGCAAACCTAAGTTTGGTAAAACTGGAATAAGTGGATTTTCTAGGGTAAATAATAGGGCATTTGTATTTGAATCATATAATTTAATTAGTAGGACTGATTTTGGTCCAATATCATTGAGAAGTATTGAACATATTGATGATAAGGATTGGAGGGATATTATTTTGTAATATAAGGATGTGTGTATGACATGGATGTATAGGAATAAGGTATATGTACCCAAGAATTTAGATCCAAAACTTTTATATGGGTTTGTATATGAAATAACTAATAAAGATAATGGTAAGAAGTATATAGGTAAGAAATTCTTTTGGTCTATTAAGTCATATCAAAAGAATAAAAAGAGAAAGAAGAAGAAGGTAGAATCTGATTGGCGAGATTATTATGGTTCTTCTGAATTATTATTAGAAGATTTAAATAAAATTGGTGTTGAACAATTTGATAGAAAGATATTAAGGTTGTGTAAAACTAAGTCTGAATGTGCGTATTTTGAGGCTAAGTATCAATTTGATTACAAGGTATTAGAGAGTGATGAATATTATAATTCATGGATAATGGTTAAGGTTCGGAAGGCACATTTAAATAGGTTATGAAGGGGTATATATGAAAGTGGAATATGTTAATCATATGGGTGATGATATTACGGTAGTTAATTCTGCTCGTGTTTCATTTGATAAGTTTTCTGAAGGGGTTGGTTTTGATGAAATTGTAGAACATGTGGATGAGGATGGAGAGTGTACATTACACGCATTTATTCCAAATCTTAAAGATGGTGATAAGAAGTTGATTAGGTATTTGGCCAAACATAATCATTTTACACCATTTACACATGAAATGGTTACGTTACGTGAGAAGGTGCCTATTTTTGTTGCTAGACAACGATTTAAGCATGTTGTTGGATTTAGTTATAATGAGGTGTCTAGACGATATGTATCAGATGTTCCTGATTTTCATGTACCAGAGACTAATGGTTGGAGAACCCGTCCAGAAAAAGTTAAACAGGGTTCTTCTACTACTGATTTTGTAACTCATTTCAAAGAACCATTCATGAATGGATTAACTTCTCCCTTATTAGAAGAAGAGTATATGACTCATATCATTAAATCAACTAGATTATATACGGAGATGATTTCGTCGGGTGTGTGTCCAGAACAGGCTCGTATGGTTCTACCACAGTCAATGATGACTGAATATTTCGTAACAGGGTCATTATATGCTTGGGCCCGGGCATATAATTTAAGAAAAAGTTCTACTGCTCAATTGGAGATACGTGAACTTGCTGATGAGTGGAATAGGATATTAGGGGCGTTGTACCCTATTTCGTGGGAAGCATTAACTATGACTAAGGTGGTGAGAGATTATGAGTAAAAATGTGTTACAGTTGAATTATGAATGGAAATCTAATAAACGTATTAGAGTTAGATACAGGGGTACTAATATGGTTTGGGTTAATTTACCTAAACCAACAGATGATGGTATGTCATCTTATGATAAGTTGCCTTGGAACATATTAAAATATGAATATCAAATAGGGGGTGGGGAATGATATATGATGAAAATTCTCTATTAGGTGTGAAAGTTATATTAATGAATGAGACTGCTAAAAAACCAACTAGGGGTACTAATTATTCTGCTGGGTACGACTTATATGCATCTGTAGATGAAACAATTACATATGAATATAATCCTACTGGTATAAAACATAGAACGTCATATGTATATCCAGGAGAACGTTTACTGATATCTACTGGTGTGGTGTTTGGTATACGTGAGGGATTTGTGGGTATAATTAAACCGCGGTCTGGTTTGGCATTAAGACATGGGATTGATGTATTAGCTGGTGTGATAGATTCTGATTATCGTGGTGTTGTTGGTGTTGTATTGCAGAATCATGGTTCTGAGAAATTTAGAGTAAATGACGGAGATAGGATTGCTCAGATTATATTTATACCACATGAAAGTCCTGATATAGTTGTATGTAGTGATTTGCATGAATTACCAAGTACTGGTGATTTTTCTAGTAGGGGATCTGGTGGATTTGGTTCAACGGGAGTTAATTAGTGTTTGAACATTGCCCGATTAATTTTAAGGATTATGATGATTTGGAATCGGTCACGTCATCTGATGGTTCTAGGAAATATGTGACACCAGATGGTATTGAGTATCCGTCTGTTACAACTGTCTTATCTATATTATCAAAGGAATTTATTGATAAATGGAAAAGACGTGTTGGTATTGAAGAGGCTGATAAGATTTCTTATGCTGCGTCTTATCGTGGAACACAAGTACATGAAATAATAGAGAAGTATCTTGATAATGATGTTAATTATACGAAAGGATATTTTCCTAATATAATATCATCATTATCTTCGGTGAAATCTACTCTTGATCGTATTGGTAGTATATATGAACAAGAATGTGCGTTATATTCTAACCATTTAAAGTTGGCTGGTAGAGTAGATTGTGTTGCCGAATTTGATGGAAAGTTAAGTATTATAGATTTTAAAACATCAAAGAAACTGAAAAAGAAAGAATGGATATCGTCATATTTTATGCAATGTGCTGCTTATGCAATAATGTGGGAAGAACGTACTAATATACCAATAGTAGAATTAGTAATTATTATTGCAGTTGATGGACACGAACCACAAGTATTTAAAGAACATCGAGATAATTGGACGACGGATCTTAAAGATACTATATATAAGTATAATAATAGTTTTTGAGGTGATGATATGATATTTGAGTGGATTAAAGATATGTTTTTGTCTTCAGTACAAGATCCGGCTGGGGTCATTAAGAAACCAGAGGATGTTATAATAGATGATTGTGATTTTTCTTATTTAAATGGTGATCCAAAATCAGTAACACATGAGGATCTTTTAAAAATGAATAAATTGCAATTAGAAACTTTTGGCAGAGAATTTTTAAATATAGAATTGGATAGACGTAAAAGTCATGGTGCTTTAGTAACTATTTTATGGGAAAGGTTAAAAAACATTTGACAATTAGATGACTTTATGATATAATGTGTTATGAAACTTAATATTGCCGATTGGGGAACCATTTTTGGAGTTGTTGCCGCAATATTATTGGCATTGAATATAACTATTAGTCCATATTCCTTTATATTATTTGGAGTTTCTTCAATTCTTTGGTGTATTTATGGGTATAGGATTCATGAATATTCTTTAATGTGGATGAATGTTGTTTATTTTGTTATTGACATTGTAGCTATTTATAGATGGTTTTTTTAAATTTAATGGAGTATTAAAATGAGTATTTTAATAAGAAGATTGGTTTTATTGGGATTGATGTTTGGTTTAATTATAATGTTATTACTGTTTCCAGCTTTAGTTGGTAATAAGGTATTTACTGATGTTGAGATAGAGGAAGTGCAGAATCGTATATTAGTGGGGTAATCTGCCATGGATAAGTTAACTATACAGAAAATTATAGTTACTATGTTGTGCATAGTAGTTGGTTTTTTATGGATAGTATTTGTTATACCGATTGTAAATGGTGATTATGCGAGTGTTCACGATCATGATAGAGATACACATACTGAGATAGATTATAGTCATGACTATATTGCCAAAAAGAATTTATGATTTTATAATAGATATATTAATTGAATTGATATGTATTAATATAGTTTGGTTTTGTTTTTTAATTAGTTTAATATGAGGATATATGTATAATTTTTTATGTGTTTTATTGAGTGTTTTGGGTTTTTTTGTTATTCTAGGGGTTGTTGATTCTGCGACGTATGATATTGGTTCTATGATTTCATATTCGTTTGTTGGGTTTTTATCAATGATTACTGGTGCTGCGTTATATGAGGGTGGTTGATTATGAATGATATTAGAAGTAAGAGCGGAATGGTTAACTCTTTAAAAGATGGTGTGTGTGAAGTAACTTTTAATAAAGTTAATGGTGATTTACGTGTTATGTCATGCACATTAGATATGATTTTTGTTCCTGAATCGTTTTTACCAAAGGGTAATGGTAATGTATCTGAATTAGTTATTTCTGTGTGGGATGTTAACTCACAGGGTTGGAGATCATTTCGACCAGAGAATGTTATTGAATTTAAGTATTTATATAATTATGCAGGACAGTCGGAAGAGTGGTATGATATGACAAAAGAAGATTTTGTCAAGAAATATTGTATTGAAGATTGGGATAGACATGAATATGAATTTTATACATATTCAAAAGAGGCGGATGATATGATAGAAGAGGCTAATAGGGTTATTGGAGTATGAGTATGAGTGATGATGTTGAAACTATGAGTATGATTGAATTTGGTAAAAAATATGGATATAAGTATATTAATGTTTGGTTGGCTGCAAGGAGTACTTCTGTAGTTGATCATATAGAAGAATTGTTAAAAAAATGAGTTAGGAGAGTAGGTGTAGTATTATGTCTAAAATGAATTTACATGATATAGATTTTGAGTCTGAGAACGATTGGTTAGAAATGGATAAAGAGAGTTTTATTTCTATGTATGGTAAAATTAGATGGGAACAAATAGAATACAGAAATACTTTTAAGGATAAAAAAGTAAGTAAGAAATTTCAAAGGGATGAAGATGTGTTCTGATTATTAAGAGAGGGATAGGTATATGGATATACAAATAAAATGTGATAATTGTGAATCTGAATATGTGGTGGTGTTGATGGATGACGATGATAATGGTGTTAAATACTGTAGTATGTGCGGAACTAATGTTGACGTGACGGAATACCTTAGTTTAGATTTTGGTGAATAAATTGGTGATATATGATATTAATAGATTTTAATCAAATTATAATAAGTTTATCTATTAGGGAATTGAACAATACGTTAAGAGAGGAACCAGATGATATAGTTGAATATTCTGCGGTTATGAATTTATTTTTAGAATATGTATTATCTGTTAAAAAGAAATATTCTAAAAAATATGGTAATATTGTTATATGTTGTGATAATAAACATTTTTGGCGAAAGGATATATTTCCGTATTATAAACATTCTAGGAAGAAAGATAGAGAGACTTCTAAATTTGATTGGAAATTTGTATTTGATGGCATGTCTTCCATAAAGAAGGATTTGGTTGATTATTTTCCATATAGAGTGTTAGAGATTGATAAAACTGAGGCAGATGACATTATTGCAATTTTGACTAAAGAGTATCATCATCTTGAAAAGGTATTGATATTATCTTCTGATAAAGATTTTAAACAATTACAAATTTATGATGGCGTGTTTCAATATAGTCAAAGTGCTGGTAAGTTTTTAGTTACTGATAACCCATTAAAGTTTTTAAGAGAACATATTATAAGGGGTGATAGATCAGATGGAATTCCAAATATATTATCAGATGATGATGTATTCGCAACTGGTAAACGGCAGACATCTTTACGTAAAAAAAGTATAATTGATATGATGGATATATCGAAGAACCCTTCAGAATTTTGTAATGAGGATATGATTAGAAGATATGATAGAAACAAACAACTTATAGATTTTTCATGTATACCAGATGAAATTGTTAATAATATATTGGATTCTTTCGTTAAATCTCCAAATGGTAACAATCGTACTATGATGGAATATTTTCAAGCACGTAGAATGATGATGTTTTTTATGCAATTAGATAATTTTAAAGAGGATATAAATGAAACATATACACGAAGTATTTTTTGAGTTTGATGAGGCAAAGAATACAAAAGAAAGAAAACATGTGTTATTGCAAAATAATAGTAAGTTATTATTAAAAACATTAAAATTGATGTTTGATGATTTTCATTTTGCATTAGATAAAGTGCCTAAGTATACTCCTGATGATTCTCCGGAGGGATATACTCTAAGTAATTTGCATAAAAGGTTATCAGAATTTGAAGTATTTTTAGATGAATCTTATTTCGTTAATTATAGGAGTGAACATAGATTTATTCAATTCTTGGAGAGTTTACATCATAAAGAGGCTGAGATTGTTGTCAAAATTATAAATAAAAAAATGAAGGTTAAGTGGTTAACTAGAAGATTAGTAGACGAGGTGTTTCCAAATTTATTAGATTGAATATGATTAATACAAAAAGGACAGTAAGTGCAAGTATAATATTGAGTGAAGATTATGGCATTGATGATAATGGTTGTAATCTTGTTGTGTATTCTAAAAAGACACAGGCGTGGTTTGACCGTACTATGAGAATGAGAAATGGTATATTGTTGATGGGGCATAATACATATAAGCAATTATTTAGTATATTACCAGAAGATTATATGAAGTATGTTGTGACTAATAATGAAATAACATATGATGAGAAATCATTTAAGATTAATATATCTGATTCATTGTCGTGGTTGTCCGATCATTCACATATGAATGTACATATTATTGGTGGGTATTATACATATATGACATATTGGAAATATATTAATATGTTTTATATTGCGACAGTATTAGATAAAAAAATAAATAGTAATTTATATATAGAGAGGGATTATATGGAAGAAATGGAATCTAATTTCGAACAGACTTTCTGTAAAGAAAGTGATAATTTAGAATTAAGAATAATGGTAAGAAAATAGATGCCTATATATACATTTAAAAATAATGATACGGACGAAGTATTCGATAAGTTTATTAGTATATCTGAAAAGGATGTATTTTTATCAGATAACTCTAATATAAAACAAATAATTGGTGCTCCTAAGATAATATCTGGTAGGGGTGATATGAAAGTCAGTGAGGGGTTTAAAGAGGTACTTTCTAAAGTTGCAGAGAATAATCCTTATACCCCACTTGCTGAGAAGTTGGGTGGTAGGGACGCGAAAACTGTAAAGAATACAGAGATTATTAATAATGCAAGAAAGAAAAGCGGTTTAATTTAAAATTGAGAAAGGAGAAGTAAAAATGGGTAATATTATTGGTATTGATTTGGGTACTACTAATTCATGTGTAGCTGTATTAGAGAATGGTAAGGCAGTAGTAATTGAAAATGGTGAAGGTTCTAGGACGACACCATCTATAGTTTCACATTCGGATTCGGAAATATTAGTAGGACAGTCGGCTAAGAGACAATCGGTGACTAATCCAAAAGATACATTGTTTGCGGTTAAGAGATTAATTGGCAGAAAGTTTAAAGATGATGCAGTTCAAAAGGACATATCTATGGTGCCTTATGACATTGTAGAGGCGGATAATGGTGATGCGTGGGTAAAATCTGGTGGTGAGTTATTATCTCCCCCAGAAATTTCATCAAAAATTTTAATGAAATTAAAAAAAGATGCGGAGTCGTATTTGGGTTCTGATGTAACACAGGCAGTTATTACTGTTCCTGCTTATTTTAATG